ATCCCGGGCTGCCGCATCAGCCGCGATTTCGAGGCCGGCAGCCAGGAGCATCCTTACGTCCCGTGTCCACATTGCGAGCACATGCAGGTGCTTGAATGGGACAACATGCTGGCCGGGCTCGACCCCGCCAAACCCGAAGATGCGCATTTCACCTGCGTGGCGTGCGGGGCCTTGATCGAAGAGCATCATCGTCCTCAAATGCTCGCCAAGTTCGAATGGCGCGCCCACAACCCTGCCGCCAAACGTGAGCATCGGTCCTTCTGGATCTGGTCCGCGTATTCCTACCTTCAGTCTTTCGCCCGCATCGCCAATGAGTGGCTCAAGGCCAAGGGCGATCCCGCGAGCGAGAAGACCTTCATCAACGATGCGGCCGGCAAGCCCTACCGGGCCCACGGCGAGGCGCGGCCCTGGGAAGAGCTGCGCGACCGGGCAATGGAATCGCACTATGTGCGCGGCACCGTGCCGGCGGGTGCGCTCATCCTCATGCTCGGCATCGATTGCCAGAATGATCGTATCGAGTGGCAGCTGGTTGGCTTCGGGCGCGAATATCGCCGCTATGTGATCGACTACGGCATTGTCGATCGCCACATCTCGGATCCCGACTGCCAGCGCAATCTCGATCTCGTCCTTGCCAAGCAATGGCGCAATGTCGCCGGCCAGTCAGTTGGAATCGACATGACGGCGATCGACGGCAACGCCTGGACCGAGGACGTCTGGAGTTTCGCGCGCCGACATCCGTCTTCGAAGCTGATCATGGTGCGCGGCCGCGGCGACGACGGCGCACCGCGCATTGCCAAGGTCAAACGCGAGCGCAACGAGAAGACCGGCAAGCTTCTGAAATATTCGAAGCGCTTCTATCATCTGGGCGTTTCCGTCCTGAAGATGGCGCTCTATCGCGACCTCGCCAAGGACGACCCGCTGTCGGTTGGTTTCATCGCGTTCCCGTCGGGCCTGGGCGACGATTACTTCCAGGAGCTCACCGCCGAGCGGCGCATGCCGGTCAAGCGCAACGGCTTCACGGTCTATCGTTGGGTCAAGGACGATCGCCAGGACAACGAGGCGCTCGATACGCTGATCCAGGCGACCGGCGCCGGGATCAAATACGGCGTTTACGGCATGTCGGAAGCGAGCTGGGCGAGGCTCGAGGCCGAGCGCGAAACGCCACGCGGCGGGCGCCAGATGGATCTCGAGGATTTTATGGGCGCTTCCAGTCAAGCGCCCTCGCTCAAGCAGAACAGCGGGGCGCCGCCGGCTGCTCCGAAACGTTCAATCGCAAAAATGCTGGCGCGCTGATGTTTGATCCCAACTCGACCATTCTTGCCGGTCAGTCGCCCGCGACGCTGCTGCTCTGGTTGAGCCAAGCGCAGACGGCCTACGCGACTCTTGTCACCGGGGGCAAGCCCGTGTCTGTCGGGTACGACGGAAAAACGGTGACTTACACGGCCGCCGAAAGTGCCGCGCTGGCGCAATGGATCGGACTCCTGCGGCGGCAGCTCGGGATTGGGCGGGGTCGTCGGGCGTTGCGGCCCTATTTTCGGTGAGTTCAATGGTCGAGAAAGGAGTCGTTCTCTACGGTCCTGACGGCAAAACGCCGCTCGAGCGCAGCCCGTCGAAGGCGCGTGCTCTCGCGGGTGGCAGTGGCCGCTACGGCGGCACCCCTTATGACGCCGCGGACATCTACGGCCAGCACATGGCCGCCTGGCAGCCCTATCTCTGGTCTCCAGATGCGGAACTGAATCCTTGGCGAGATCGGATTGTAAGCCGGGCGAGAGATCTCGCAAAAAATGACGGATGGGCGGCTGGCGCGGTTACTCGCATTCTCGATAATGCGGTCGGCGCCAATCTAAGACCAATCCCTAAGCCTGATCACCGCTTCCTCGCGAGCTTTTCGGGCAATCCGGCCTTCGATCACGTTTGGGCTAAGGAGTATGCCCGCGAAGTAGATGCCTCTTGGCGCAGTTGGGCGGAGACTGATCACGGCCGATATTGCGACGCGTCGCGCAATATGACTTTCGGGCAGATGATGCGGGTGGCGTTCCGGCACAAGCTGATCGACGGGGATGCACTCGCTGTGATGCAGTGGATTCCCGAGCGCGTCGGTCGCGGTGCCGCGCGCTATTGCACAGCAGTGCAATTGGTCGATCCGGACCGACTGTCCAATCCGCAACTACGCTTCGACCAAATGACCATGCGCGGGGGCGTCGAGATCGACCGGCATGGCGCTGCGGTCGCCTACCACATCCGCAGGGCGCATGCCGGAGATTGGTTCAGCGCCGCGGAGTCGGTTACCTGGGAGCGAGTGCTGCGTGAGACCTCTTGGGGCCGGCCGATCGTGGTGCACGATTATGATTGCGACCGCGCCTCGCAGCATCGCGGCGGTGCCGGCATATTCACTGCGGTGCTGCAGCGTCTCAAGATGCTCGTCAAATATGATGGCGTTGAACTTGATGCCTCGATTATCAATGCGATCTTTGCGGCCTACGTGGAATCGCCGTTCGACCACGAGATGATGGCGGAGGCGCTGGAGGACGGCGAGAAGCTGCCGGCCTATCAGGGGCAGCGCAAGAGCTTTCATGAAGATGGAAGCATCATGATCGGGAATTCCAGGATCCCGATGCTCTTCCCGGGCGAGAAGATCAATACGGTCGCTGCCGCTCGCCCGACCGGGAACTTCAAGGAATTCGAGGGCGCCGTGCTGCGCAATGTCGCGGCCGGGACCGGTCTCTCGGCCCAGCAGGTCAGCAACAACTGGTCGGACGTGAATTACTCGAGCGCCAGGGCGGCTATGCTCGAGGCATGGAAGACGCTCCATCGGCGGCGGCATGATTTTGCGGAGGGGTTCGGCTCCCCCATCCGGACGGCGTGGCTGGAGGAGGCCCATGAAGTCGATGACCTTCCTCTTCCGAGCAACGCTCCAGAATTTGTTGCCTGCCGCGGGGCGTATGCCCGATGTCGCTGGATGGGGCCCGGTAGGGGATGGGTTGATCCGGTTGCCGAGAAGCAGGGCGCGGTCATCGGGATGGACGCCGCGCTCTCCACGCTTGAGGATGAGTGCGGAGAACAGGGCCTCGATTATCTTGAAGTCCTTGAACAGCGGAGGTATGAATTAGAGCTGTTTGACCAGATGGGAATTCCGCGCCCGGAGTGGGCCGGTCAGTTCACTGCGACCCAGGCCACCAAGAAGCCGCAGGCAGAATGAAATCCAAGCCGACATCGATCTATCTCTTGCGCGATCCTCGCGACCACTCGGTTCGGTATGTAGGTAAAACGATATTTCAACTCCCGCTTCGCCTAAGAAGTCACGTCACATACGCGGCCGCAGGAAAGCGCGATACTTATTGCGCTCGTTGGATCAGAGCGCTGCTCAGAATCAACATCCAACCAATCATAGAATTGATCGAGACTTGCGGGGAAGACTGGGCTAACCGAGAGCGGTTTTGGATCGCTTACTATCGCGGTCAGAGTGGAAGCCGTCTCACTAACAATGCCGATGGAGGAGAAGGTCCGCACGGCGTAACACATAGCGCCAAAACCCGTGCGAAATTCTCGGAGAGAGCCAAGCTACAATGGGCAGACGCGGAGTACCGCAAGAAACAGATGGCCTTGGTGCCGGGGAGATATACTCCCGAGGTTAGAGCCAAGCACTCCGCGAACACGAAGGCGCTCTGGCTTGATCCGGCATTTCGGGTACCAAATGCTGAGCGCCTAAGAAATCAGATGGCCGACCCCGCAATGCGGGATCGGCTCTCAGCCAAGGCTGCTGCGCAGTGGACCGATGCACAGCTACTCGAATGGCGCTCGGCGCGCTCAAAGGAAATGTGGGCATCCCAACGGCTGCGTGATCAGATTCTCACCAAGAGAATATTGACGTTAAGCGACCCTAAGATACGCGAGCAGATGTCTGACAATGCTCGGGATCTATGGGCCGATCCAGGCTATCGCGCAAAACAGGAAGTGAAAGCCAAGTCGCGATGGACTGACGAAGTCCGTGCGGCGCACTCAGCGGCCACGAAGCTGCGAATGGAAACGCAGTGGACACCTGAACGAAGGGCCGCGCTTTCTTTGAAGATGAAAGCTGTGCGGGCCCAGATCAAGCGCTCAAAGGCTGACCAGAATGATTGTCTCGGCGGCTCAACGATTCCTGAATGCGCCAGTGGCCCTATGGCCGGGGTGCACTGCGGCGCTTCTGGAGATGATCCGGAAGCCGGAGCGGATTGACGCTCTCGTCCAAGTCCCAAAATCGTCGCAAATTGGTCACGCCTTAGAGGCCCGCGCAGAAAGGCCTCGGCCGTACAACGTCGTCGACGGCGTCGCGATTGTGCCCGTACGCGGAGTCCTCGTGCACGACTATTGCTGGGGCTGGGGGGAGACTGAATATAGCTCCATCGCCGATACCGTCGTGGCAGCGATCGATGATCCTGAGGTCGAGGCGCTCGCGCTACACGTCAACTCGCCGGGAGGCGAGGTGGCGGGCTGCTTCGATCTTGCAGAAGCACTCTATGGTCTGCGCGGCGAGAAGCCGATGTGGGCAATTCTCGACGAACACGCGTTCTCCGCCGCCTACGCGCTTGCGAGCGCCGCCGACAAGATCATCGTGCCGCGCACCGGCGGCTCCGGCTCGATCGGCGTCATCACGATGCACATCGACGTCACCGCGATGCTGGAGAAGTTCGGCGTCAGGGTCACGACCATACAATTCGGTTCGCGGAAATCCGACAGCTATCCGACGACTCCGTTGTCGGATGAGGCGCTCAAGCGGTGCCAGGCCGACGTGGACGCCATGGGCGAGATGTTTGTTGATCTTGTCGCCCGCAATCGCGGCTTGGCGGCGAGCAAGATCCGCGCGACCGAGGCCGGCTGTTTCCTTGGCGCCGCCGGCGTCGCGGAAGGTCTGGCCGATGAAGTCCTTTCGCCCGACGAAGCATTCCTGAGCTTGGTTCAAGAGATCGCGTGAAATCGCGTACCAACTTTCCATTCTAACCCCCTGGAGAAATTCTCATGACCACCAGCGTTCCCTCCGCCGGCACGTCGCCGTTCTCGCACCTCGCGCGCAATCCGTCGGCGGCGATCGCCGGCAGGGCGTCCGATGACGACAAGAAGAAGGACGAAGAGGAGGCTGCCGCGAAGAAGAAGGCCGAGGAGGACAAGAAGAAGGACGAAGAGGAGGCTGCCGCCAAGAAGAAGGCCGAGGACGACAAGAAAAAAGAGGAAAAGGCCGAGGACGACAAGAAAAAGGAAGATGCCAAGAAAAAAGGTAAGGCCGACGACGGCGACGACGATAGCGATCGCGACGACGACGAGAATCCGGAAGCGCGTGCCGCTCGGGCTCGCGAGCGCGGTC